CAATGTCAATACCTTGTTGTGCTTGAGCATCTTGAGCAGCCTCGAAAGTCCAACGTGCGCTTAGTTTGCGACTCTTGGCTTCTACAGGTGTTTTCAAGATTTGAATGCTCATACGCTTACCTGGAGCACCTTCTAAGGAACTTGTTACAGCAGCCTTAGGAGTTGCATCTACGTTATTACCAGAATAAGCAGCAGCAATCTTGAATGGGCTTAGTGCTTCTTCACCTGCTACGATACCGTCACCACTATCTGCATAACGAACACGTAGAGTATGAATTTGACCAACTGGACCGGTCATTGGCTGAACACCAACGATTTCGTTCGCAATAACTGTTGGCATTACACGACGGATTACTGGTAGAATAACACGATTTAATGTTGCAATGTTACCAGTGCTGGTTGCACCTGCTGTTGCAGCCTCAGCCAAGTAACGACGTGTATTTTCCAAGCAAACTGCCATAGATTGACGACGGTTACCTTGTAGGCCTTCAAGCAGAGCGTCTTTGGTCTCTGACCATCTTTCATTTAAAAGTTTTGACATTTTATGTCTTCTCCTTGAATATTATTTTGCTAAACCCGCTAACTTGCGGATGTCAACAATGTTATCGAAGCCTACCTCGGGCTTTTGTTCACGATTTCCAGTTACTTCAGTACTCTCAACCAAAGTAGCTTTTTTAGCTACCTTGCTTCTTTCGCCTTCCATCACTGTTGGTAGGTATTTTTCATATGCCTTTGCAAGATCTCTAGTCTGAATAGACTCAAGAAGCGTATGCATTAGCTCCCTTTTATCTGCACTTAGAGGTGCAAGCAATTCATTCATAGCAGATTTTCTCTCCATCAAATCTTTTGTAACACGAAGTTCGCGTTCCTTAGATTCAGCTAGAGATTGTTTTTCTGCTACAGCCTGTTTTGCTTCTGCTAGTTCGTGATCTTTCTTTTGAATTATCTTTAACAATTTACTTGTTTCAGATTTTTCATTTAGATAAGAATTAGCATATTCTTGTGCAAATGCCTCATAGATACGACGACCAAAATCGTTGCTGCGAGCACTAGAAATATCTTCTCTTAATTGTGTAATCTCAGAGGTCAATTTTTCTTTTACTACATTCTCAACAATCTTAGCGCCTTGTTGAATGAATTTTGCTTTAATATCTTCAAACTTAACTTTTGCATCACGAATTAAACGAACTTTCGTTTCAGCTAGGTCTCGCTTGTCGATAGCAAATTCATTAATCTCTTTAGCAAGTGCATGTACGACAAATTGTTCTAACTTGAAAAAATTCTCCGAAACTTTCTTACGATCGCTTTGGAATTCTACAAGCTCTTTGCCTAGTTGTTTGATAACAAATCCTTCTAGTTTACGAGCATCTTCGGCAATACGAGTATTGTATTGTGCTTTTGCTTCTGCTAGAGCTTTTTTGTCTTCATACAATTCGGCCATTTCTGCGGCCAATCTTTCGCCTAACATCTTGTCGATTGCTTCAACCATAAGTGATTTATCATGATTGTATTTTTGAGCAAATTCTTCACGAAGTTCGGCGGTAACTTGGTCGCGATTCTCTTGAAGTTTAGCAGCAAAAGCAGATTGTAATTCAGAACTTACATCTTCTGAAATCGCTCCGCTCTCTACTAATTTTTTGAATGCGTCCAACATTTACTTTTCTCCTCGGGCTTATTTTAGACCTTTGATAATATTAAGGAGACTTTCCTTAAGATATTTTTGGGCCTTTGGATCTTCTTTTGTTTCTTGTGCAACTTTATATGCTCTATACCCGCCTCTTGTGTTCATGAGATGTTCATAAACAGGAGTAGGATATGCACCAGGAGCACTGGGTTGGGCAACTATATCGACTGTAATAATTTCAAAATCGGATACTTTGCCAGAATAATCATCAACGTTACCGCTGCCTCTTGAACTGACACCAAGTTTTACACCGCTTTCAAGCATTGTTCGAATTAAATTACCCATAGGAGTAGGAAGAATTTTCATCTTCCCATACCCATTAGGACCTTCCATCCACATCTGAGTAATCATATGGCTGACACGATCCAAATTTACTTTTAGGTCATCTGGATGGTCAACTTCACCTAATACACTGTATCCACTTTGTATTTGATCATTTAAAGTTTTAACAGCCTTCTCAATCTCATCAACAGGATAAATTCGTTGATTAGCATTACGAATGCCACCTTGAATAGCAATTCCCTTAAGATAAAGGTTTTTGCCTTCTTTGTCGTCAGACTCAAGCACAGCTTGAGCCTGGTCAAAACTTAAATGTTCTCTTAGATAAGTTAGCTTCATCCAGGTTCTCTAATTATTTGATATGCTTAATCAACGAACCTTGTGGTCCCATGCTGGTTTGTCCAGCCTTGTCACCTGTTCCAGATCCTACTGGTCCTGGAGTTTTACTGTTCTGACTAACTTTCTTAAGATTTTTAACACCCATTTTTCCGCCAGGAACGTTTCCGTTTCCGCCGTTATCTTCTTTTGGGCTTGTTAAAAATCCACCTGCTTTTCCGTGTGGTGTTGTTCCGTCTGGAGCAGCTTCTGCATGGCCTTGAACTAAATTCTTAGCTGTTGCACCAGTTGTTGGCTTACCGGATCCACTGCTGATAGGACTACGACCTTCGTGTGGAGCACCTTCTGTATCACCAGAACCTGCGCCTACGTTTTTACCTTGTTGCTTTTGACTGCCACTTTTATCCCAGTCATTACCAACTTTCTCAACATACTCGCGGGTCATACGACGACCTTCCATGAAACCCATCATTTCTTCTTCTTTAGGCATGTCGCTGTCCATATCGTCGTTACCAGCTGCGAATTCGTCACCTCCTTTGTCGCCTCCGGTCATATCTTTGGCAGCGTCAAAAGCGGCTTGGAGTTCTGCCATGGCCTTTTCGATGCTCATTTTAATCTCTTCTTCTGGGCTATCGGCCATTACATCACCTGTTAGGTCGTCTGTTTTTTCCATTCCGCCAGGTTCGTCCATATCTTCTTCATCATCGCCATCCATCATGTAGCTATCTTCTAGATCCATGCTTTCATCGGCTTCTTCATCTGCAGCTTCTTCCATATCTTCGTCAGCAGATTCTTCCATGTCCTCGTCGGCAGATTCGTCAACAGACTCGTCGGCATCTTCATCTGCAGCTTCTTCCATATCTTCGTCAGCAGATTCTTCCATGTCTTCATCTGCTGCTTCTTGAGCAATTAAATTTTCGTAAATTTCTCTAGACTTTTCTACAACGATTTCATGAAAAAGCTCATTTGCTTTATCATGTTCTTCGTTTACAATATAGTCTAGAAGTTGTTCAAACTTCGTCATGACTTGTATTCTCCTTAATTGGTAGCGGCAAGGCTGTAAGGATATTTACAAAAGGATTTAAAACTCTGTATAAAATAGGTGAAAATCTGTCAATTTTGACAGAAAATTTTAAAGTTTAGGCAGGTTGAGGGGGAGGAACAGCATACATTTTTCTAACTAACCCCATTTCTTCTTTATATTCTTTTTCTCTAGCTTCTCCAGCTAGTCTTAATTCTTTTAACATTTTAAGGGTTAGACGTGTTTTTCTAAGATCACCTGGTGTTAATACAGACGTGTCGTTATCAGATAGGTAACGATTATCGTCTATCATCTTTTGAGATTTATTGCTGAAATAAATGAATTCTCTTAGTAACATAAAAATATTTATGCAGGAGCAGGTGCAGTTTCAGTAGGTGTTTGCCCGCTTGCATCTTGTGCAGTTGGGCTTGGCGCAGGTGGCGTAGTAGCTCCAGCAAGATTAGACATGTCTGAAGTCATACCAGATGCAGTTACTCCTACACTTCTTAGTTCTGCTGTTGCAGGTAATTCTGTTCCAATGTCAACATTTTCTTCACGCCACTGCTTTTCATTATCTGCAATTTCTTCGCTTGTTAAGCCTAAGAATCTCTTCATAGCAAAACGTTTGCTTACAAAAGGAATCGCTACCATAGTATTGAAAGTAGTAACACGGGCAGTATCCATATCGGCTTGACGATAGGCAGCAAAGTTTTGAGGAGGATTAAATTTTACGTCAAATAAATTAGGATCAACATTTATACCTTTATTGTAGAGGTATAATTTAAATTCGGTGTCAAATTGCTCATTCATTAAACTTTGTAATCGCTCACAGTATTTGTTGAATCTAAGTTCTTGAATGTATGCTGTTCCAACTCTACCATCATTGAAGTTAGATCCTCCGTCGTCGGGACCAGTAGGTAGATAACTGCTAGGTATGCGTAAAGCACGAAACAGCTTATTAGTAAAATATTTAAGATCATCAATTTCTCCCAAATTAGTTCCACCTGGCAGAACTTCAACTTTACTACCTCTACCTTCTGCGGTTTGTGGGAAGAAATAATCTTCGTTAATGCTTAAAGGATTATATCCTGCATCAATAACACTTTGACTACCTCCCGTGATAGACGGAATACGACGTTGATTTACTTCATTTTTTACACGTTCAACAAAACTCATAGCAATATGGCTAGGCATATTACCTACATCAATGTAAAATACACGGCGTTCTGGTGCTCTTTGAATACGATAGATAATAATTGCGTCTTCTAAGAGTTCTTTTTGTTTGTATACTTTGAAGATACTTTCTAATAAACTTGTTCCAAACGGAAAGTTATTATCTAAACCTTCACTCATTGAAATGTGAATGACATGTTTAGCATCTATAGCATATTGGTTTTCATGCCTATCAAATCTAGTTCCTGAAATGTTTGTAGGGAAAGCTCCTGTCATTCCGCGTCCTGGACTCATTTGACCTGCTGCATAGCTTGTAGCGTATTGGCTTCCGCCTCCAGTAACATTACTTGGATTAATTTGTGTAGTTGCTAGCGTTTCTAAATTAGGATTCCAATCTCTAATTATGTATTGTTCGGGCTTTTTACCTTCTGATTCATTAACAATTATTTTATCAACTTTTGCGCAGTCTACATATAACCAACTTTGAGTTTCTGGATCTCTGACAAAAAATATGTCTCCATACTTAAACGCATTACGAACTAATTTAAAAATTCTTAATTGAAATTTATTAAGTTTAGTCCATTGCTGTAGATATTTTTTAATAACAGTAATTTCAGCATTTGTAGCTTGATCTTTAAAAAATATTCTAAACGGCGTGCCGTTTTCTTCATTAATTTGACTACAAAATTCTGCAAGAATATCTAATGCTGCATTAACTTCACTGTCGCTATCCATAGTATCATATTGACCGTATCTTTCAAGGCGATTTGGATGCCCGGAATATACGTCAGGAAGATAACTTGAGTAATTTCTATGGGCAGGATTTGTGTGGTAGCTACTAGAACCACTAATTACACTCAAGGTTCCTCCTGTTTGTTGTTTAACAGGAGTAAAATATTTTTTCCATGACATAGCGTATTTAATTTAATTTGGGAATAAGTTTGGATTCAAAGATTTAACATTGTCCATTGTTCGCTTGGTATAATCTGTCATTTCTTTGGTATATTTCAGCATTTCTAACATTGTAGTATTTAAGTTATCTACGCTGATAGATAAACTTTCTAGCACTTCTGTTTGAGTTGGACCGCCGGCTTCTGCTGCTTCTTTTGCTTTTCGTTCTTGCTCTTTAGCTACTTCATCTGCTTCCGGTTTCTTAGTTCTTGCTGCAATTTCTTCTGGGCTTGATCCTAATAATCCAAACGTCAATCCACTTAACGCACTACTTCCTGCATTCATAAGTTTAGTGCCAAGACCTGCTTCTTTATCTGCTGTAAATCCTTGGAAAGCATTATAAGCAGTCATACCTGCTGCCAAAGGCAATGCAACTTTACCTAAAATATTACCCGCTGTGCCTAAGACTTTACTGAATCCTCCCATTTTACCTGCAACTTTATCTAAGACTCCACCGCCACCTGTAATTTTATCAGCAATTTTTCCTATCATATCACCGCCACCGGGGCCACCTAAACCGCCAGCAACAACACTTACAAACATAGGATTCTGTGGACTACTACCTAAAGGACCTCCTGCGCCAGCAAGTCCTGATTGAAATGCTGCACCTAAGCCGCCAGTAAGAGCTCCTCTAACGCCTCCAGTTCTAAATCCTTGTATTGCGCCTTGCACACCACCACTGCTCATTATACCGCCTACGCCTCGCATGATAGTTCCGCCTAACTGCGCTGCTTTATATGCTAGAAATGCTACAGTTAATGCACCTATAGTTGTTTTCAGTAGGCCCATAGCCACTTCACTACCGGTTAATATCTGTGCAAATTTTGCAAACGGTGTTAGAATAGTTGTAAATGCCTGTATTGCTGCATTAATTACTGGGAATAGAGCCTTCATTACAGGAAGAAATGCAGCAAGAATTTCTTGTCCTAATTCTTTAAGTGCTTTTTCTGCTTCTGCTGCTGCGGCAGCTTGACTTTCTCTCCTTGCTTTTTGTTCGGCTTCAATTTTTGCTCTCTGTTCTAATTCTTTTTCGCTAGTTTCTCTGCCTTGTTTCTCTGCTTTGTTACTAGTATCAATCAATCCCATTAGAGCCTTGCTTAGTCCGTCTCCTCTAAAACTCAATGCTCCTGCTACACCTTCAAATTGTTTTGAAGCTTCTACTGCTCCTTGTGTAGCATCTGCACTATATTTTAAAGTCTCTGCGGCTGTTCCTCCACGTTTAGCAACATCTGCCATTCCTTGACTAGCATCTGCTACGGCAGGAGCCAAAGCCATAAGATTTTTAGCTGCTTCAGTTTGAGGAGGAATACCTAACATCTGAGCCTGATAAAGTTCACGGCCTGCCTGTCCAAATTTTCCTTCCATTTCGGCTAAACCTCGCATGTAGGCCGCCTTTTGTTTTTCATCCATGCCAGCTAATTTTTGATTTATAGCTGCATTTTGTTGTGCTTCCTTTAGAGCCTGTTCTTGTTGTTGTCTACTCTTTCCTGTTATCTGAGCAAGTCCGTCTAGTTGAGTCATGTATTCAGCACTCGCAGCAGTAATTGCCTTAGTGTTGTTCATTTCTTCTCTAGTTCTTCCGCCAGTCATAGCAATATAGTTAATCATACTTTCGTTAACCTGTTGAGTGCTATAACCTAGAGCCATTAGCTCACTGCCTAACGGACTTTTTAAAAGATCATTTGATAACTTGGCGAACGAACGAACACCTTGATCAACTGTGCCGCCCATTCTAGAAAAAGCATCTGTATTATTTTTTATAATTGTTGCAAATTCACTGAGTGTTAAATATGAGCTTGATGCAGCCATTCTCATATCAGTTAGACTGCCGCTAAAATTTGCACCAGAATTTGTTAAATCTCTATAGGTATTAAGATATGTTGTTTGAACTGCTGCCAACTGTTGCAGTTGTCCAAAGAAAATGCCAACTACTCCTGGAATTTTTGCAAATGACTGAAATACCTGTTCAACTTTAGCATCACCTTCTGCTAGTTGCCTAGATAAATTAGTAGCCTCGCTGAGAGTGCTGCTTAACGCACCTGCTACAAATCCTAAGGATTCAAATACCTTACCAACCCGACTGGCATTTGCAGACGTTTGAGTAAGCCCTCGATTTGCAGCTTCTACAGCTTGAGGACTTAGTCCACTCTTTTCAGCTAGATTTTGTATCGTAGAAAGGCTTTGCTTATTGGCTGACAATGTAGCCTGTAAAAGCAATTTCAGTGTAGCTTCTGTAGCTGCATTGTTAAGAGCTACATCTTGATCGCCTATTCTTCCTGTGACTTCAGCCATTATTTTTGGTGGTTATGTTAGTATATAAATATGTATGACAAGTATACCCGTTTATTTATCGGAGAGCATATGGAGCCAAAAACACAAAAAATTAATCCGTTAACTGCCTTTATGAGGCAACCTAAAATCTTTATATCATTACCTAGCCAAGGGCAATTCTATCCTGAAGGCAGTATTGATATGCCAGAGAACGGACAATTAGCTGTATATAGTATGACAGCTAGAGATGAGCTTCTATTAAATGTTCCAGATGCTCTTATGAACGGGCAGGCAGTAATTGAAGTTATCCAAAATTGTGTTCCTTCAATTAAAAATGCTTGGCATATTCCAAGTATAGACATGGATCTACTTCTTTTATCAATAAGGTTAGCTACATATGGCGAATTAATGTCAACACCTATTAAGATAGCAGAAGATTTTGAATATGATTATCAAGTTGATTTAAGGATCGTAATGGATTCGTTATTGAGTCAGATAGTATGGGATCCAGTTGTTCCTATCTATGAAAATCTAACAGTGTTTGTTCGACCGTTAAATTACAAAGAAATGACAAAGTCTGCTATTCAAACATTTGAAACGCAAAAGATTATTCAAGCTGTAAATGACGACTCTCTAACAGAAGAACAAAAACAACAAATCTTTAAAGATAGTTTTGTAAAATTATCAGGTGTTACAGTAGGTATGGTTATTGATAGTATTTTTAGAATTGACACCGAAGAAGGCGCTGTTGAAGATAAAGAATTTATAAAAGAATTTGTAGAAAATTGTGATAAAGAAATTTTTAATAGAATACAACAACATCTTGAAAAATTAAAAGAACAAAACGCAATTAAACCAATTGTAGTTTCTGTAACAGATGAAATGCGGGCTGCCGGAGTAACAGGTGAAACAATCGAAGTTCCATTAACGTTTGATCCTTCTACTTTTTTCGTATAAGGCTTTTGGGGCTCGATATGCAAGGTATCGAGGAATTGGTTAAGAGCTACGATAAAACCGCAAAAGCCATTAAAGAAGAGCTCTTAAAACTAAGTTGGTATATGAGAGGAGGATTAGATTATAATCTATCTCATCTATTAACTCCGGAAGATAGAGAAATTATAGGAAAAATTGTAGAGGAACATCTAGAAACAACTAAAGAATCAGGCCTACCGTTCTTTTAAATTGGAATTCCTAAAAACTTACTGTTAAATTCTACTACAACCTTTTTATTTTTACCTGGTGCGGGTTTCTTAGAAGGCTGTTTTAGTGTTGGTTTCTTCGGTTGTTTAGATTCAGCAACGGCTTCTCTAATACCCATTTGCTGTGCCTTTTGAATTGCAAGTTTGTCAGCGGCAGTCTGCTGGAATCCAGGTTTGGCCATTGCTGCATCTTTTGCTGCTTTTACAGCAGCATCTTGCTTGGCTTTTTCTGCATTTGCTGCCTGAGTAGCTGCAATTTGTTGCTGGGCAGTTTGTTTCTCTGCTTGTGCGGCTTGAGCTTTAGCTTCTTGATCTTTTTTCAGTTTAGCTAAATCTAATGATTGTCCGCCAGCTGGTGCTGCTGTTGGTGCGGCTGCGCCAGGAGCTTGTTGTATTTCTGGTTTTTGTAATTCTGCTGCAATTGCCTGCTTTTGATCAGGATTTAATTTTCCAATTAATGCCTTTAAATCTTCCAACTCATCGGGTGTTGCTTGGGCAGCTGGAGCTGTAGTTGTTGCAGGAGCCGCTGATTGGCCTGCTGCCACGGAAGGAGCTTGAGTTGTGCTACCGGTAGCAGAAGCTGCCGGTGCGCCTGGAGTTGTAGTTTGAGCAGGTGGTTGACCTGCGGTTGCATCAGGAGTTTCTGGTTGATTCATACCTGCCACAGCAGCCTTACCTTTGGCATAACCTTGTTTCATACGATCCCATGCGCCTGCTGCTCCACCTGCAACTGCGCCAATTCCTTGAGCAACTCCACCTACACCTTTAGCTAGGGCGTCTTTCCATCCTTCATCGAGCTCAGTTGGATCGTTTACAATAATATCATTAATTCTCATAATTATTTTCCTAATAAGGCTATAAGTTCTTTCTGTTGGTCAGGAGTTAGCTTACGAATTCTTGCAACAATTTCTTGCGTATTTACCGCAGTTTGATCTGTTTTTGCCTGCGTAGTAGGAGCAGTAGATTGTTGGGGTGAACTATATGGAATACTCATATCAGAAAAAACTTTACTGATTACTTTATTATCTACCCCTGCACCCTGTAAAATTTTTGCTATCTCATCGCTGTCAGTAGGTGATCCTGCTTTCTTCCATGCCTTTTCTAATTTGCTAGCATCTATCTTATTGCCCGTAATACCAAACAGTTCATTAATCTGTGAGCGGGTCAAAGATTCTTTAACTGCCGTAGGATTTTTTCCTCCTGCAACCTGCCCAGAAATAGCAGATAAAAAAGGTTGAACAACAGAAAGTGCCGAGGACGCTGCATTAGCTGCCTGTCCAATAGCACCGGGTTCAATCCTAGTTCCAACTTTAAGCATCTGATAAGCAGCTTCCTGGTATTCTGGATTAGAAGCCTTTGCCAATATCCTAGCTGTCGTTTCTGCCATCCTAGCTGCATTAGCATCCATAACTTGGCTTAAACCATTTATACTGAAATTTTGATGTAACGCTGCTGAAGCCTGAGCGTTTGCTCTTACTGTATCATTAAACAATCTAGCTTCTTCCGGTTTAAGGTAGAATTTAACTCCGTTGAAATTAGCTTCTCCACCTTGTCTTAGTATTTTGACAGCTCCAAGTTGATCAAGTGCATCTTTAGCTTTAGCAAGAGCCCCAGCAGTTAGTCCTGCTACTATACCAGCAGTGGCACCTCTCCCAATAGCAGTGCTGGCCTTTTGTCCCTGTAACAACCTATCAGCAATATTAAGAATACCAACTGCTACACCTGCTCCTGTTCCTACAGCTAATGCACTAGCACCAACCCCTCCTGCTGCTGCTATTCCAAGAGCTGCTGCAAGGGATCCACCTATTGCTAATAAAAATTTATGTAGATTAGGGTTGTTTTTAGCAAACTCACCGTATTTGGCAAGTCTTGTTGCTAATTGAGGGTTCTTTGCTGCTACTGAGCTTTTTAAATCTTCCCATTTTTGATCAAATGCTTGAACAGGACCGCTACTCTGTAGCATACCTCCAAACTTATTAAACCATACATCACTGATTTTATCAGCAGCACCACCTACAGTATCTTTTACCTTACCTAATAAAGATCTGCCACTACCCTTTTCAATTGATTTAAAAAGTTGATTTATTTGATCAGGTTGAAGTGCAACCTCACACAGTATAGGATGTATTTCTTTTTGCCATTTACGAAAATAAGGATCAGAACCTCCTATACTTTCAAATATAGTTTGTTCACCTAGGGCTTGATATAATCTCATAATGAAATCCGGAATATTTGATATTTATATAACGAACTACGTTCGTTAGCTTCTTCGTCTTTCGACTCGAAGCGTTTTTGTTTTAATATCATCCAGATTTAATGGTCACACTTTGCCCGCACAGGGCAAAGGTTGGCTTGTAAACATCATCCGAGTTAGCAAGTCACACAGCGTTAGGGTCTTTAGCAGAGGCGGTTATCCGATACCTCCATCCCCGTCTTTATTACAACGGCGGCTCATATAATATACGCTATCATATTATACGAACGTGCTCTATCACTAGAGCGTCTTTTTGCCTATTCTTTCCTTTTCAAACAATCAAATCGCAGGTCTTACAAGCGATCTTCATCCTTTCGGGTAGTGATTGAGTTCTCGTTACGGCGACGAGATTCCGTCCCTGCGACCCGAGGTCCAGGTATAGGGCGCATGAAATTAGCCTGCGCAAGCCATTACCGTTTAAATTTTGCCTTTAATATGTGAGCCGTGAACTCTGACCTGAATGTGCCCGTTGTAATAATCGTTTGATTCTAAAACACGCCTTGAGAATTGCTCTCTTGCCTCTATATAACTACACTCTGCTTTTGATTTGCAATAAAATAATATTTCTCTTTGAAATTTTTCTGGGCCTAATTGTTGAACGTCTTTGTTTAGTTGGTCGTTTGATCCGTAGTATGTTTGCCAGTCTGAGTCTATTTTAGATTTAATTCGTTTCTTTTTCTTTGTGCCGTTTTTCAGTTTGACTACTTTATATGTAATTTTAGAAAATTTGCCTAATTTTTTGCCTATGTATTTTTTGCCTGTAACTGTATTAGTAATGAGGTAAACAAAACCAATACAGTCTTCTGGTAATTCAGTTACAATCTTACCTTGATATGTCCATGTCATTGCTCATTTAACTGCTTTTGCTTCTTTACGAGCATTTTTTTCAGCAGTGATTTCATTCCTACGTGTTTTAACAGCCTTTGACATTTCTGCTAGTGCTTTTCGAGCACGGGTTCCTGCTGCTGAATTCCCAGCTATAAATTTTTCATCTTCTTTTAAAAATTCATCAAATAGTCGTTTTAGTTGTGCTGTTGTCGTATCCATTTTTTGATTTCCTTTTGTTTGGTGTTTTTCTTTTTCTTTTAATTCTGCCATCTGGCATAACTGTTTTTCTTGAAGCAACTTCTTCCTTCCAATTATCTAAATGCTCTCTTCTTACCTTATAGACTAACTTGTCCATATGGTATAAAATTTCTCGCATCTGTTTAATTGTTCTTCTACAGGTTCTAGAAGTTGGCCCTCCTTTATGTTTTAAAAAACTTTGATTATAGTTATGCAGATTAACACTTAGGGAGATATATTCTGAATATAGCCTAAGGTATTCATCTAAAATTTCAGTTGACATATTCTAAATCATTAGAATAAGATGTAAACCCGTTTTCTTTGATTACTCTTAGAACGCTGTTTACTCTGCCTTGGAGTTCATCTTTATGACTAATCAAGTATATATTTTTATTGCGTTCGCGACCCATTTTCTTTAGAACAGCCAACGCAGATTCGACACCTGCCGAATCCATTCCACTGTCTACAAGTTCGTCAATAAACAACAAGTTGATTGGTTGATAAAGACCTTCCCAAACGTCTCTAAAAGCAAAGCTCATAGAAAGAATTAATCTATTTCTTTCTCCTCTACTTAGGTTATCAAAATCTAACTCTTGACCAAGCTGTGTAATTTCAACTGTTAGATCATTTTGAAATTTTACAATATGAGGTAGACCTAACTTATCAATATAATAGCTCAATCTCTTGTTTAGGTAAGTTAAGTTTTGATCAATAATTTTCTTACGGATAAAACTGTCTTTATTAGTTAACAATTTTAATAAAAATTCTTGATGATCTTTGAGTTTGGTTAGCTCATTAATTAACGTCCAATCGATTTCTTGGAGAGCAGAATTTTTTAATTCAGATATTTGTTCTTCGTATGGATTAGACTCAGCTGCTTTTTCAAGTAGATTTTTTTCTAAGTTAGCTAGATTGTTCTTGTGCCCTAATGCTTCTAATTCAGTGTCGTAGAAAGTGTTTGGCTTTTTTGGCTGTTTTACAATTTCTTCAATCTCGTTGACAACTATACCGTAGTCGTGTGTTAGTTTAAGCCCGTATTCGTTTGCTTCGAAAAGATTCTTTTCAGCTTCTTTTAGCATTTCGTCGTGTTTATGATCTTGTAAAGATTGGTTACAGGCCGGACAGTTTTTATTTTTTAAAGTATGGTAATCATCTTCGCATTTTTTAATTGATTTTGATGATTGAATGATTGCACTTTCATATGTAGCCTGTTGCTTTCTTAATTGAGTTAATTTAGCATCATTTTCAAGCCACACTTTTAATGCAGCATGAGCAGACAACTCAGAATCAATATCTACTGACTCTAGATTAACAATGGCTCTCCCTAGGCTTTCTAGTTCTTGATCATGTTTAGTATTCCAAGCATTGCTCTTAATAGTTAAACTATCGATACTTTTTTGAATATTTTCGTTAGCGGATTTTATACCTTCAATACGAAAGTTTTCTTTAGAAAGCTGTTCTTTGGTATCTTTAATTTTATTTTTAAGTTCTTCTGCTTTTTCACTCAATAAGGTAATACCAAGAAGTTGTTCGATGACTTCTCGCTGATCTGCAGCCTTCATTGCTAAGAAAGGTTCGGTATAAGTGTTTAGAGCCACTAGATGTTTAAACATGGTATGACTCATACCTAACATTAGCTCAATAGACTTTTGTGTTTCTCTGCTATCACCTTGACTTTCGTCATCACTTTGATTTTCTTCGGTGATTTCCTTATCATTGACAAATAGTTTCAGAACATTGGGTTTTCTTCCTCTTTCAATTCTAAACAATGTAGAATTTTTTTCAAACTCTACAGTAACTAGCATGTTTTTAGAATTAATTTTATTAATAAGGTTTTCTTTACGAATATTAGTTAATGCTTGGCCGTATAGAGCATAACTCAGTGCGTTGATAATTGTAGTTTTACCTGTGCCATTTCTGGAACCTGTGTCATCGCCACCCAGGTCTAGATTAGATCCTAACACCAAGGTTAACTGTTCTTGATCAAAATCAACAGCCTGAGTTTGGTTACCCACGCTCATAAAATTTTTAACTGTGAGTGTCTTAATCTTAAAGGTCATTGTAAATTTCCATCAGTAATTTTTTATCGTATTGGTTACTGTCAATATTGATTAGTTGTTCGCTGACAATTTTATCGATACTTTCAAAATTTGTATCTGGATTGTCCTCAAATGTTCCTTCTAGATTATTTTTATCTTGAATTAAACTTATTTCTCTAATGTCGTATTGCTTGGCAAATTCCTCTTTAATGAAATTAGCTTCTTCAAAGCTAATATCAATATCCAAATTTACCCGCAAATACATTTTAGACTTCATGACTTGATCTTTACGATCAATAAGATCGCTTAGTTTAATTGTTCTAAACTTTGGAGCGTCTTCCCAGTTGATAAACTTAGGTTTACCACCCCATTCTAATGTCATCATACCTCTGTCGTCATCCCATGCATCTGAAAAATTGTGCGGAAATGCATTACCAATATATACGACACAGCCGTTCGTTTGTCGTTTATGAAAGTGACCACTGAACACATAGTCAGGGCCTTGAAAATCTTCTGCACGAAGCTCACCATGATCAGGCATTTGAACCATAGCGTTCATCATAAACTTAGGAAGTTCAAAGTGACCAAATACATACTTGCTCTTCACTGATTTCATAGACTTCCATTCATCTCCCACTAACCACGGAACGAGTGTCACCCCGTCTATAGTGGTAACCGAATCTACAACTGTAACTCCCGGAATGTGTCTACCAAACGCAGAACTATGGATATCTCGTTTATCTTTGTAAAACAAGTCGTGGTTGCCTGGAAACCAGAAAAATTGTTCAAACGCTGCACCTAGTTTTTCTAAAAGCCTTAGACTAGTGTTAAGTGTGTATAGATTCAAACTGTTTCGGTTATGACTCCAATCACCTAAGAAGATTGCTGTTTCGCAACCTTCTTTTTTTGCGTTTTCAATAAACCAATCTACAAATTCTTCACAGTCTTGCAAATGAAGAGTGCTATTTGATTTAGCCCCAACGTGTAGATCTGTAAAACATGCTACCTTTTTAAACAATGCCATAGAATCTCCTCTTAGGCATGTTAACAAAAATAACTAAAAAGGTCAAGAAGCTTCCTCTTCGTCTTCCACCGTTTCTTCACTTTTTGGCATTCTTACATTTTTATATAGATTGGCCTGTCTTGCGTTTTCTTCGGCAAATTCGTGGGCATGTTGTCTAGTTGAACTCGGCGTTAGACCGTGTTCGATTAGCATGTCGTCTCTAATGTTTTGATTTTTCTTTTCAATGTTTAATATTCGAGTAAATGAATTTGTTACTGCTGCGGTATAATAAGCAAACGGATTTTCAGATTTTGATTCATCAAATTGAAGGCCAATTTGACTTAATTGTAAAATAGCCTGTCCTCTCATCTCGTCAATATAGGTATATCCACGCCAATTACTACGTTGAGCATATCTTTCTGACAGCTTAATGAACATGCGTCCAAGTTCTTCTGTAATTCTTCCGTGGTCTTTACTAAATTTGCCTGTTTTAACACCGCCCTTCCAGTGACTTTTACCAACACAGATTAATTCATCTTCTTCATTAAATTTCCAATGTTGAAATGGAGGAAAGTTTACTTTTTCGTGGTTATCTGATGTTGTTTTTGTAGTCTTTTTTCTACCTGGGCTTAATGGAATGTGTTCAAAAGTCATTATTCTAAACACTAGATCTGTTTTTGGAATCTTTTTGTAGTCAGGGATAACATCTGTAAGTTTAACCTTTTTATCTCCGGATTCCTTCGCTACCATAAAGTTTTTTAATCCAATACGTTTTGCACGTTGCTTTTTTGCCTCACTTATCACTTTAGTAGTAATTTTATTGAGGTCAGTTACGATCATATCGTATTGACTGTATTCTTTTGCGGCAAAACTGCTAAAGGAGCACTTGCTTTTGTGTATTTCCGCTAATAAATCTCTGTTGTTTAGGTATTTTACTTTTTTAACTGGTGGGATCATTTAATATTCCTTTTATAGGAAAGTGTATAACAAATAGGAAGAGGAAGTCAAGCAAAAAATGGCACTTTATTTATAAGGTAAATAAGTTTTATAACCTTTTTTGAAATCATGGCCATAACTAATCCAATTGGTGTTACAACAGCAATACCGCAAGAGCCGGAAACTCCTCCTCCTAGCCCGCAGGATACTCAGGCAGCGGTAGATGCTCTAAATGCTGCTAGTATCGCAGCAGCTACTAATGTATCTCAAACAGCATCTGCTACTTTAGAAAAGTATCAACAAGCAGGATTAGTTGATTTAACTAATGGAGAAACATTTAAAAAATCAGTTAATAGAACTAGCCTTTCTTTGGAAAGGACTGTTCCTGGTGTGCCCGCCGGTGCAGAGAGACAACCATTTTTTCCTAATGCCACAAATGTGTTTGATAAGAAAGGCAATAAGCTAGGTAAGGATCTTAGAGTAAAGCTAAAAGTTCCAACAAAGTATCTAGACGGTATGTGTCAACCTCTTAGCCTTCATCAAGGTATTTTATTTCCATACACACCTATAATTAACTACGAATTAAAGGCAGATTATGGCACTATGTCACCGGTGCATAATAACTTTACTATCTATTTTTATCAAAGAAGCAGTGTAGGACCTATTTCTATTACTGGAAAATTTACAATTGAAAATGAAGACGACGCTATCATGCTAGCTGCCACCATACATTGCTTAAAAAGTTTAACAAGAATGAGATTTGGCGGGACAAAAGCAGGCGATCCTGATAGTGGAGCACCACCTCCTGTTTGTAGATTAGAAGGCCACGGTAGTAGTGTTCTTGATAATGTTCCTGTAGTAGTGAATAGTTTTAGACTAGAATATCCCGATTCTGTGGATTATTTTACTTTGCGAACAAACTACAGTAATTTTGCATCAAATAATGGAGATTATGTCACAAGTTTACCTACTATTTCTACCATTAATCTTACTTGCTTTCCTGTTTATAGCAGAAATGAAATGCAAAATTTCTCAGTTACAAAATATCTTAATGGTGCTTTTAATGGACAAGGAATTATATAATGTCAGTCTATCATAATTTTAGTCCTTACTATGCAACTCCTATTGTAAATGATTATCTCGATGTATTAGAATTTAGAGATATACCTACATTTTCAGACGATATATTGTTTGAATTAACTTCTACATATCAATTTAGACCAGATTTGCTTGCATATGATCTATACAAAGAACAAAAACTTTGGTGGGTATTTTCTGTTAGGAATAAAGATACAATTAGAGATCCTATCTTTGATATGGTAGCAGGAGTAAAAATTTATCTTCCTAAACTTTCTACGATTAAACAGGTGTTATCAGCTTAAGGTCAAACTATGTCATATGAGTATACCGGTTATGAAAGTGCATTTGTTCCTACTCCCTATCAGCGTGACAATGCAAATGTAGAAAGAAAAACTGAAAAGTCAGAAAAAAATACCAATACTGGAAAAAAAGAAGCTGATAAAAAAGAAACTTTTGTAAGTTCAGGATTTAAAAACGTTCTTTCTAAGTATAGGTCTTATACCTATAATTTTACTCTTGCTGCTATTCCTAAGGATCAAATTAATCGTCCTGAATACTTTAGAAAAAGTGAACTAGATTTAACTATACTTCGCAGTGGAGGTAAAGGGCCCGAAGGTATTGCTAATCCAACTCCTGAACAAGTAGCAACAGCTGAAGGAACATATAAAACAGCTCAAGAAAGAAATTCTTCTCCGGCTGCTTTAGATAGACAACAGGGCAAATTACAGAATTTACAAGCAGTGCAGGGATTTAATCAAGATAGTCCGGGAAGATTTGATCTATACATTGACGATGTTGAAATTGAAACTATTATGGCCTTTACTAAAGAAGGCGGAACGACACAACCTACAAAGGTAAGATTTGAAGTTTACGAACCATATAGTATAAATGGTTTTATAGAAGCACTGCATATAGCGTCAGTGAAAGCAGGTTATTCAAATTATGTTCAAAGTAGTCTTTTACTAAAAATTGAATTTATAGGATATCCAGACGGGGATGGTTTAAGTGATCCAGAAATTATTCCTAAGACTACAAGATATTTCTTAATTAAAATTACTGGTTTAGAAGTTGAGGTAACAGAAAGAGGCACAAAGTATAACGTCTCCGCTATACCATTTGGCGAACAAGCATTTGGACAACCTGGCAAGTTAAAAAAGCCAGTCAAAATGATAGGCGAAAATGTAAGAGATATCCTTCGTGATCTAATGTTTAATATGACAGATCAAGAGTTTCAAAATGCTAAAAAATCTGGAACTGGAACTGCTTATGACGAGTATCAAATAAAATTTTTAAAACAATCAGGAAGTCAATGGCTCAATGATGACAATGGTGACATAGCTGAAAGTAAGTTAGCTGAGTTAGGTGTAGATAGTAATCTATTTCAAATGATAGATCCTGCTGAGAATAAAAGAAAAAATAATTATAAAATAGCAGGTGATAGGCCGACTGAATCAAGTGATGTTACTAAAGATGATATACCTTATGAACCTAAAAAAAGTGTAACTCAGTTCCCTGAAAATGTTAATTTGCATGAAATAATAGGAGCTGTGATTCGCGATAGCGAATATGTTTCAAATATAATCAAGACCATGCCTATAGACGCCGATGGCATGGTTGAATATTTTAATGTTAGGGTTGAGATTACTACTAAACCTGGAGTTAATCCAAGAACGAAAAAGCCTAATCAAATTTTCACATATATTGTAAGTCCTTTTAGAATACATTTTACTGCTATCCCAAACACTGAAAACGTAAAGATAGACGAAAAGACTTTAAAGCGTTCAGTTTTACGAGAATACAATTATATCTATACTGGGTTAAACACAGAGGTTAGGAATTTTAGACTCAATTTCAATAGCTTATATTTTGAGGCTATTCCTACAGAAATGGGTAAGAAGGATAGGCCCGGAGCCGCCGACGCTGCTAGATCTGGAAATCAAACCACAAGAACCTATGCACCAAATCCACCCAATTCTGTTTCATCTGTTCCAGAAGCAGCGCAAAGAACTGATCCAGGAGCTACACAGGTATTGCCACCTAGCGGATTTAATGCAGGTCTACCAAAAAATGATCCTTACAGCGTTATAGCAAGGTCTATGCATGAGAAAGTAGTTAATTCAGTTAGTATGTTAACTGGCGAATTAGACATCGTAGGTGATCCTTTTTATCTTGTAACTGGCGGCATGGGCAACTATTCTCCCCCAATGTCATCTCATTTAGAAACATCAGAGGGAGAAGCTGCGCATATTAGAGGACAAGTTTTAGTTGCAATTAATTTTCTAAATCCTATAGACATCAATAGTTTTGAAAAAGGCGGTATGATGTATTTTGATACCAATCGCGTTCCTTTTAGTGGTGTCTATCAAGTAATTGATGTAAAAAGTTATTTGAAAGATGGGGTATTCACGCAAAAATTA